CGTAGTAGAGGAAGAGGTAGTAATCTCAGAAACAGAAGAAGAAGAAGAAGAAGAAGTAGAAGAAGAGCTAGTAAGTGAAAGCGAAGTAGAAGAGGAATCAGAAAAGGAGATTTCAGAAGAAGAGGTAGAAGAAGAAGAATCAGAAAAGGAGATTTCAGACGAAGAGGTAGAAGATGAATCAGAAAAGGAGATTTCAGACGAAGAATTAGAATCAGAAGCAGACGAGGTAGTAGAAGCAGACGTAACAAGTGAAACAGTAGAGGCAGAAGAAGAGGAAGTAAATGCAAGTGAAGAAGAAGAAGAAGAAGTCTTCGAGATCGAAATCGACGACATCACTTATTACGCCACCAGTGAGGAAAATGGAATTCTATATGAAGTAGACTCAGATGGCGAGGTTGGTAAGAAGGTCGGAATAATCAAGGACGGAGAGCCAATTTTCTTATAAAAAAATAAATACAAATGAAAATAAAAAATAACTATAATATAAGTAATTAGCCAATGGATTCAATATGCCCACCGGCACTCATTTATTTAGCATTTTCATTAACCCAAATAATTATAGACACATTCAAAGGACTATACAATACCGCGTTTTTTAAATTCATCGTGATGATAACAATTACTTTTCTTTTGAACGCGCTTTGCCAAGGCGGTATGACAATCATATCATGGATACTAGTATTTATTCCATTTATTTTTATGACAGTAATCGTCGCAATATTGCTCTATGTATTTGGACTAGATGCGGCAACCGGGACATTAAATTTCAAATGCGATGCTCCTAATTCAAATCCAAATTCCAACCTCATATATTCTTCTTCAACTACGCAGTATGCAAATACTAATACTACTACTAGTACTATGAATAGCCCGTCAACTAGTTCAGACCCACAATATCAATAATTATCAAATAAATAATGACAATATTGACTTTAAAAACTATTTAAAAATATAAAATGTATATATCTTATTATAAATGATATATACATCCTTGTTTACGATCATCGCGTTGTTTTTCGGAGTACATTTTTATAAAAGCCGATATCCAGAGGACTTCGACACAATAATAGTAAACATTTCGACCAATATACAACAAAATGAAGCGATTAAGCCATATTTGCCGTTTTTAACATCCTTGGCATACTACACCATATATGTCTACAGCTTCTGTCAAATTGTCTTTTCAAAAACAATTAATTTCTGCGTTCCTTACATAAATTTAGCGGTTAAGAGAATTTTCAATGCTATCAGTAAACCGACGATAGAATTAAAACCTGATGTAAAAGAACCAGAAGTTACGACCTCAAGAAAAATAGATACAGATGACGACAATTTGGTTCTCATAAAATCTCCGACAAATGACGTCATTATTTTAGACAAGGTTCCTGGTACTTTAGATAATTTGGAATATGAAGTATCCGATGTACGTTTTCTTGCGATCTATTTGAAACTCAATGTTTCCAACTCGCATATTATAGAGTTATTCAATAATGAGGAAAATTATTATGTCGTTGGTAACAAATTAGACAGCAAATTTTTCAAATATTATTTACATAATGTGTTGAATGTGAAGGTAGATAATGATAGCCCATTTGAATATAAGTTGGAGATTATGGACCACAACGTTAACATGATTTACGTCGATGAGAAGCAGAGTATTGTTATACAGAAGGATAGTTATGATATTTCTTTAATAAAGGAAGAAGTAGAAAGTGAAGCAATAAGCGAAGCAAAAGAAACAGAAACAAAAGAAGAAGCATTATTAGTCGAAGCAAAAGAAGAAAAAAGCGAAGCAAAGGAAACCGACGCTTTAGAAGTCGAATCAAAAAGCGAAGCAAAAGAAGCAAAAGAAGCAAAAAGTGAATCAATTGAAGTTGAAGAAGCAACAGACAACGGATTAGACGCTTCAACAATATATTATTAAAAAATAAACAAAACATGTAAATAAAAACATGTAAATAAAAACAAGTAAATAAAATATATAAATAAAAATCATTTAAAAAAATTGATTTAATATAAGTATAATGGTGACTCCGGAAAAAACAATTACAATGGACCCTGAAACCAGCAACGATACAATTATTAGTACCAGTATACCGTTCTTACCTTTAAGTAAGAAATGGAATTTGTGGGCTCACCTCCCGCATGATACAGATTGGTCTACAAGTAGCTACAAAAAAATATATACATTCACAACCGTGGAGGAAACAATTGCCATCACGGAGACGTTGCCCGACCCGCTAATTAAAAACTGTATGTTATTCATTATGCAAGACGGTATTGTTCCTATGTGGGAGGACCCCAGGAATAGAAATGGCGGATGCTTTTCGTATAAAGTGTCGAATAAGAATGTATGTGATGTTTGGAGAGAGTTAACTTATGTATTAGTTGGGGAAAGTGTCAGCAGCAATGCTCAATTTGTAAATTGTATAACCGGTATCACTATTTCACCCAAAAAGAATTTCTGTATTGTCAAAATTTGGATGACAAATTGCGACCATCAGAACCCCGCGATTGTAACGACCGATGTTAATTGGATCGTATCGCAAGGATGCTTGTTTAAGAAGCATAGTCCTGAATTTTAAAAGAGCCCAAAGGGCTCGACTGTTTAAGCGAAGCAAAAAGCAACTTCGTTGCGACCTTTATTTAAAAAAGAAAACCATTTAAAAATGTAACAATAATTAAAATATAATACAATGAAGTATCCTTTTATTATATTTTACCGAGAAGACAAAGACAGCAATATAGATCAGTTTTTTATTGAAAACAATGCGAAACTGAATTGTACTGTTCATATAACTAACAAAATTGGCAAGGTCAATCGAATGTATAGTGCGAATTATCATCTATTCATTACTATATCAAAAAATGAAATAAAAGATTTTGGGAAAAAGCATATCGAACTAACAAAAACGGATCTTCAAAACGTAGACACATTCAACGACCTTGTAAATAACCGTTTTATTTTGAATTGTTCTGTAGACCGTTCCTATTTAAGACCCGTTTTTTCTCTGTTTACTTCAACATTCAATTCCTATGACAAAATCATTCGCGCCTACAATAGTATCAAAAAGCAGACACTTGAAAACTGGGAATGGGTCATTTTAGACGACTCACCCGATGACGACCATTTTGATTTTTTAAGACAAAACTTGTCACATGATTGCCGCATTCGAATGTTTAAACGTAGTGAAAACAGTGGCAGCATTGGCAACGTCAAGAATGAAGCAGTGGCCTTATGTCGCGGCGCCTATGTTTTAGAGATGGACCACGACGACGAAATATTGCCTACTGTATTGGAGGACGCAGCATCTCTCTTTTTTTCTAAGGAAGAAGTCGGGTTTATATATATGGATTTCATTAACATCTACGAAAACGGCGACAACTTTAAATATGGCGACCATATTTGTAAAGGATATGGCTCCTATTATTGCCAAAAATACAATGATAAATGGGTCTATGTTTATAATACACCCAACATAAATAACATCACATTGTCACACCTAGTTTGCTGCCCAAATCATCCGCGAATTTGGCGCCGAGAGCTCCTGCTAAAAATCGGTAATTATTGTGAACATTTGCCCATTTGCGACGACTATGAAATTCTTCTTAGAACAGCAGTAAATTGTAAAATGGCGAAAATACCGAAGTTGGGTTACGTCCAATATATGAATAATTCGAATAACAATTTCTCTTTAATCAGAAACGGAGAAATCAACCGAATTGGACCGCAATATATTAGCCCGATTTACTACGATGAATACAAAATTGCCGAAAAGATGGCTGAATTGGGAGCATATGAGGACCCAGTCAATCAAGACACAATAAATAATGTACAGATCTGGTTAAGAGACAAAGGCAACTATGTTCATAAATACTGTAATTTGTTAGTTAATCTAAATTTCAAAAGGCAAATTTGTATTATTGGACTAGACAGTCTTATTTTAAACTTGGACAAAATACAAAAAATATATGATAATAATGAAGATGCTGTTGATTTCATTTTACTAGATAATAAGTGTCCGCTTGAGTATTTATGGAAGCAATTGGATAGTTACAAATTCGAGAAGATAAAGTGCTATTCTTTTGTAGATACTCCTTCGGATTTGTTAGTTAGTTACTTTAAAACCATGTATTTATCTTGTGATCAATTTGAAATTGTAAAATCGGGTTACATTAATAGACCAATATACAATACACAATTTACAAGTAGAAGCCAGGTAATCAATTCTTTGACACAATCGGAGCAAAAGTATTTGGAAATTGGTGTGGAATATGGACAAACATTTTTACAAACGCATTTTAAACCGGAGAATAAAATGGGCGTCGATCCGGACCCTAAATTTGATATTATTGGTAAGGATTTTAAGTTTACAAAGGCAACGTCGGATGCTTTTTTCCAAGACCTAAAAAAAGACATTAAAAAAGACCGATACGATGTAATATTTATTGACGGCATGCATCAGTCCGAGTTTTTTCTAAGAGACTTCAATAATAGCGTCAAAGTGTTAGAAGAGGGTGGTACTATATTTATAGATGATATTTTACCATTAACCTATAACGAGCAGCTAAAAATTCCCAGGAAATATTATTATGAAAATGGCATTCTAAAATATGGAGAAGAATGGACTGGTGATATTTGGAAAGTGGTGTATCATATTTTGAAAAATTATTCTCAGCATATTTTGCTAACTAAATATTTCTATAATGCTTCTTACCGGGGTGTCCTACATTTAAAACTTGAAAGCGCATTTGAAATACCTGATTCGGAAATAGAAACAATCAATAATTACGACTACTTTACAGATTTTCCTGTGTATCTTGAATTGCTTTGCTAACGGCGCCTTCTTTTTTATTAAACTCTGAAACAAAGCCATCTCTAGTTTCAAAACCAAGATCTAAACCTTGTAAATTGGCCAGTGCTTGTTTTGGATTAATCGAATTAGATTATATTTATTTACGATGCTTTCTCATTTTCTTTTTAGTTTTACCGCCCTTAACAGTAAGTAAGCGTTGTCTATATTCCTCACTTATACGATCATCATCAGTTTCAAAAGGGTTATTAGGGAATTTATTCCATACTCTAGACGGAACTTTCTCTGGGTTTCTTGAATCGTCTAATGCCGAACTAACGTCATTGAGAACCATATTATCATGAATAGTTATTGCGTCACGTTCACCGTCTCCTCCTCTTCTACTTCTTCCTGTTCTTCTTCCTTTTCTTCTAGTTCTTCCTGATATTCTAGTTCTACGTTTAGAAAATCTGGGCATTATATAATATAAAAATAAAAAAACAAATTAAACATAAATCAGGTTTATATTTAATGGAAATAACGATTACAGAAAAACAAGAGACAGAAAAACAAGAGACAGAAAAACAAGAGACAGAAAAACAAGAGACAGAAAAACAAGAAGAAAATGTTACAATTTGTCTAAATATGATTGTCAAGAACGAATCGCATATCATAAAACGCACTCTTGAAATGCTGTGTAATAAAATCCAATTTAGTTACTGGGTTATCTGCGACACTGGCTCAACCGACGGCACCCAAGACATTATTACCCAGTTTTTCAAAGAAAAGGGCATTGACGGCGAACTCTTCACTGATGAGTGGACCGATTTCGCACACAATCGAACCCTGGCTCTTAACCGCGCATTCGGAAAGACCGATTTGCTCCTCGTTTTTGACGCCGACGACGAAATCCACGGCAACCTTTGTTTGCCGCTTAGAAAAACAGATATAAATTACGACGAATACCATCTCAAATTCGGCAGCCCATTAGGCACCAGTTACACTCGCGTGCTGCTAATAAATAACAAGAAGAGGTTCAAATATTTATCCGTCCTACATGAATTTATTAGCTGTTTGGAACCGAATCCACTCTCTACAGTCCTAGAAGGTGACTATTTTGTCGTATCTGGGCGCAGTGGCAGCCGAAGTCAGGACCCGAAAAAGTATTTAAATGACGCGCTTCTACTGGAAAAGGCACACGCAAAAGCTCTAGCAGCTGGCGACCAATTATACCATCGATATGCGTTTTATTGCGCAAATAGTTATAAAGATTACGGCAATTTCGAAGATGCTATTAAATGGTATAAAATCACATTGAAACAGGATAACTGGTCACAAGAAAAATATGTGTCATGTCTTTATATATACGATTGCTATACAGCCCTAGGACAAAAGGAGCATGGTTTTTTCTATTTAATCGAAGCATTTTCATATGACATTGAACGCGTGGAATGTTTATATCCTTTGTTAGTTCATTACGCTTGTTCTAATCAACATAGCATTGCCTATAATTATTATTTGATGATAAAAGAGTTTTACGAGGCGCGTTTTTTACAAACAAATATGGATCAGAAGCTATTTATTCAAGTGGATAAGGGCAACTTTTTGGTTCCGTATTATATGATATTGGTCGCAGACAAGGTAAGACCGCAAGATTTCACGTGTGTTTTAAAAATGTTTGAAATTATTTTTACAAAGAAGCAGAAACATATTGATCTATGGTATATCAAGAATTTGTTATACAATTTACAGTTCTTTATACAGCATGTAAAGCAAACAGACTTGTCCCTTTTTTTAAAACTTACCAATGAATATATCCTATTTTTAAAAGATAACGGAATTCCACTTGAAACCTTTGATTTTCTCAAGGATTACGGCAAATATGGTATTGATATTCGCAATATTTTTCTAAATTGTGAAAAAATTACTCAAAGAATTGGTTGCGCCTTTGAAAAATCAGAATGCGAAAGCAGTAATAATATATTATTTTATGTTGGATTTTCGGATATACATTGGAATGATAGCTATTTAAAAGAACACGCGATGGGTGGCTCGGAGAAGGCAGTGGCGTATCTTACCAAAGCATTATCTCAAGGATTTAAAACCGAAGGTAATATAAATAAAAAACAATACAAAATCTACATTGTTGGCGATGTTAAAAACGAAGAATTGCCTGAACTAAATATTACTTATTTACATCTAAGTCAATTGCCAAAACTGATAAAAGAAACACCATTTCATACTGTTGTCTGCTCGCGATACATTGGGTTCCTGGAAATGTTCAATACATGCTCATTTTATCAGTTTTATATCTGGGCACATGACACCATGTTGCTACCATATGGTTCCAATTTAAGCGACAATGCTATATTAGAAAAATGGTCGAAATATATTGATGGTTGCGTTTGTCAAACAGAATGGCATGCGAATGAATATACAAAAAGGTATTCATCATTAGCAAATAAGACAATTATTATTAATAATGGTATTGATACAAGTGTGTTCCCTTCTAAGCATGCGACTGTTTCTTCCAATTCATCTAGAAAGCAGAGTAACAAGTTTATTTACACATCAAGAACCGAAAGAGGGTTAGCAAGGGTTTTAGAATTGTGGCCGCAGATTTTGTTAGTTCTACCTGACGCTGAACTTACAATTTCGACTTATACTAAGTTTCCTTTGAATAAGGAAGAAGAACAAATCAAGGCAATTATTGACCAATATGATAGCATCACACATCTAGGGCAGCTAAATACGGAACAATTGTATAACGAAATGGTGTCGGCAGAATATTGGCTTTATCCTACGAGTTGGCCGGAGACATCGTGTATCACCTCATTGGAAATGTTAATGTCGGAAGTGATTTGCTTGTATTATCCTGTTGCTGGACTAACAAATACGATGGATCGTTGCGGAATACAAATACAAAGGGGGAATGAAATAGAAACACTTACTAGTCTAACAAGCGAACAAAAGAATGAACTGCGAAGAAATGGTAAGGAATATGCTTTGAGCTGTTCGTGGGAAAACAGAGCCAAGACTTGGATAAGTCTTTTTTCTAAAAAGACAACCGTTGAAAAGAATGTTCTTGAACATACGACCGATAAAAAGACTGATAAAAAGACCGATAAAAAGACTGATAAAAAGTATGTTCTTGAACATACGACTGAGAAGACCGAAAAAGAAACAATACTCTTCTTTTTGCCATTTTGGTACAACCAATTGAATATCCAAGATTACTTCGACAGTTATAAATCAGTGTATAATGTAATTTATACAAATGATGCCGACCAAGCAAAAAAAATAGTAGACGTCTCTAAGGTGATATTTGTTTTCGAAATGTCGAATGAAGACGTGTATAATCATTTTTTAGTAAACCCTTCAGTAGAAATAAGCATTCTAAATACAGAACCAATGAATTTACAACATCGTTTCCAAAATATAGAAAAGTATTTAAGAAAATATGACGGTATT